CAAACCGCGATTATCTGGGTTGGCTATGTTCTCTAATATGTTATAAAACTTCGGGCTCAATGTTCTCAAATTATCACCAACTAGATGGATGCTTTTGTTTGTTTCGGGGTCAACCTCGCTTATCTTTGCCAATGCAGTTTCAATACGTTTTGCGTAATTATTCTTATCAGTATCAGCGGTGGGTTGTTCTTCTTCGCCTTCCTCCAACGGATCGGTCGTAAGGTCTAATGCATTTTCATCCACTTCTGCTTCGTCTGCGCCATTCGGTAGAGGGCGGTCAATGCCTTCGGGGAAAACGAAATTGCACGCCGCTCTTGAAAAAATCCGATACGTAGATGAAATGGTGAAAAGTTCATCGTCTTGCTTTTTTCTCTGTTGCTTCTTTGCATTCTTTTCACGATCGGCTTCTATTTTACGTATTTTCGCATATACACCAAATTGATATGGGGTCATTTCGGATTTAACCACGTGATAAATATCACCAGTTTCAGTAGGAACATAGTCTGGCAAGAGGTTCTCCTGTGCACTTCTAAAATAGGATGTTAAACCCAATATACGTCGTTGAAACAAATTAATGTTTCGTGTTTCGCCTTGTTCCGCATCAACGAATGCATTCAAGAAGGCGGCGGAGTCGTCGGGAAGCGCTTTATTTAATTCTAGGGAAAGTGTGCCCTCGGATACTTCAAGTCCAGCTTTCTTTAATTCACGTATAATTCGGTCAATAAATTCCTTATCTGATAAATTGCCGCTGTCGTCTAGTTTTACACCATCATAACGGTCAAATGCATCGCCAGCCCCACCCGCTTTTCTGGTAGTATTTGCCACAGGTTTCTTTGCGACACGTTGTGTGCCTTTTAACATACCTCGCTTTTTCAAGTTAATAAACCCAAACGGGTTGCGAGTAATGATGAGTTTATTACCGCTGTACTGGACATAATCGTGTGTGCGTATATCGGCTTTATCTAAGATATGTAATATTGTTTCCGTATTAATCTTCTCATTGGTAGTCACATTTACGGTCATAGTCCAAGTTTTAATGTATCCTCGCAGAATGTTATATAAAATGCCGATTTCGTTCGGATAGTTAATAATCGGGGTGCCGGAAAGCAATACAATGCGGGCATTATTTGCCTTCATCAAGTACTCATACAAAATATGTGATATGGATTTGGGTGACTTGATTTTATTTACGATACGACTGACGAAATTGTGCGCCTCGTCAATAATCACAACAGAATTATCAAACGGATTTGTTGTCATATTGTTAGACAATTGATTTATTATTTTCGTAAGATTGGGTGCGTTGTAGTTAATGTCCTTGTATTTTGCCCGTATCATTTCATTTAACTGCGTATCAATCGCAGCTTGTTCTTCGGTCGTTTTTTCGGTAAAATTTGCAGGGTTATTTACATTAACTAACCACGCACCTCCATTTTCGCGGATAGTTTGGCTGGATATAGAGAGTGCCCGTGACAATATTCCAACATATTCTGGATTTCCCTCAATGGGTACAAATTCCCAATGCTGATTCTTCTTATATAAATCATCACCGCACTTCTTCATCTCACTGAAAAAGTTCATCTTCAATGATGCAGGTGTCATTACGAAAATCTGTTTGTTGGTTTTCATTCCTTCCGCAATTGCAATGGATGTGCACGTTTTACCAGATCCTAAACCGTGATATAATAGTAGTCCACGATATGGTGTATACAGGTTTAAGTAATCTCGCACAATTTTCTGATGGGTGAGCAAGTCAAATGCATCGATTTGACCTCTTTCACAAGAAATCGTCTCTTTATTTGAAAGCATTTCTTTTCGTCTAGGTTCAAACAATGCAGCCATTTTTTGCACAAACAACTTGCGGTTGTTCATATAATACGGAGGAGCCACTATAATATTCTTTTCGCGTTCTTTGGGCAATCTATCAATCACCTTTTGCGTGCGAATAATTGCAGTGGTAAGATCAACTGGTGGTTCGACAACCGCATCTGCCTTACCAGTCTTTGCTTTCTTTCCTCGCTTTTTGTTATCAACGATTAGTTTTTCCACTTGGGCTTCTGCTGGCACCTCTTCTAAAACTGTTGGCACAAACAACTCTTCGCCCGCCACTGCGTGTTCCTCCACATTCACCTCCTTTTCGGGTTCTTCTAATTCTTTTACTAATTCAATTGCTTTATCTAGTGCGACAACTTCATCTGATATTATTACCTTTTTAACTGTTTTTTGTGGGGGAATTGGCATAGCAGTTAGTGCGGTAGTAATAGGCTCAGCAACGGCTTGCGTTTGCGCTACAACTGCACATTTGCCAAGATTTTGCAATTTATTTAAAATCGCTTGACGATTTCCTGTAAAATCATTCTGTTTATCTGTTATTGTAACAACGGCTGGCAGTATAGGTTTAACAATGATGGGTTCTGGGTTGTCTATATCCAAGACTTTTGCCGAGACAATTGGGTTACCAACCCGAAATTGCACGGCTTGTTGTATATTTGGTGTAACTCTTGCCTCCAATAGTTCTAAATATGTAGGCTTACTGCTCATTATGTATAATATGTATAGAGTATTATTACATATTATATTTTATCTCATTTTACGGGAAAAGCAATTGAATAATCAATGTGGGTAGTTAAAATATTATATACCATCTCCCCCCTTGGGAATTGCAAATAATATATACGTATCTAATATAGTAAAAAATGTCATATAGAAGAGCCCAACGTAGAGCGGTAAACCGGCAGGTGTTGTTGGACAACCGTCTTTCTACTCTTACTAACGCACACAATTATGATGGTGATTTACACATTGAACGGAATGCAACAATTGGGGGCAATTTAGATGTCAGTGGAGATTTGCACGCACGTAGCTATTATGCGACGGGCAACTATTATTTGGATAATTATGTGTTGATTCCTGCTGGAACCATTATTCAATCTGCTGCAATCGTTGAACCAGAAGGATGGTTTGATTGCAATGGACGAACATTATTGGTGGCTGAGTATGCGTATTTATTTAGTGCGATTGGATATGCATATAGCCGCAATGTATATAGTGGGTCGGATTTAAGTTTTAATATTCCAGATATGCGAGGACGGGTTGGCATTGGTTATGGTACTGGTTCTGGGCTAACCGCAAGAAGTTTAGGCGACATTAGTGGTGCAGAAACTCACACATTGACTGTGGATCAAATGCCTGCACATGATCACGGCGGTTCGACTGGTAGTACGAATGCTGCACTAATCGGTTCGACTACCACTGCTTCGATTGCTGGCCATGAGGTTGCTGACAATGGATCGCACAGTCACACCATCCCTTCTCAAGGCGGCGGCAGCGCCCACAACAATATGCAACCGTATGTGGTATTACGATATTTAATCAAATATTAGGTCGTGACAATTTATACAATTTGATGTAATTTTATAAATCCATAAATCAAGTGATATTTTTTATTGGAATGCATTTAGTTTGGCAATCGCATCTTCGCACGCAATTTGTTCTGCCTTCTTCTTTATTTTATGCAGACCTTCTCCCAAGAATACAAAGATTTTGTTATACTGAGACATATGCTGATGAATATCTCCGTGACTACGAAAATGAGTAATCGGTATCGCCTGATCCGACCGCACACTATGAATTGGTTGACCTAGGCACAAATACACGCCCATATGATAGCCCTTTTCTGGGTCGTGTTCAGTAACCTCAATATAATACGGTGTGACCTTATATTCCTTTTGAATTTTAACCTGCAAGATGTTCTTGTAGTTATCATCATTGCGAATTAATGAAATCCAATCCACGTGTTTTTCAAATACAGATTCAATAAATACTTGTGCCATTTGAAAGCCTGGTCCAGTTGTAAATAAATCGCTAAACCATCTATCATCATCGTGCACCGAAATCTTATTAAAATCCAGAAACAATGCTCCCAAGAATGATTCAAATAAACACCCCAATTTTTTTAGATTGGTTCTGGTTTGCTTTGTTTCCGCGTGTTTAGATAATATTAACCACTTATGCAGACCCATATCATATGCAATCTTACCAATGGATTCATTCTTCACCAATGCAATCTTTTTTTCTGTCATAAATCCCTCATTTTCCTTGGGGAACCGCTTATATAGATAATATTTAGTAATGCATTCTAATACACCATCCCCTACAAATTCTAGACGCTCGTTTGACTTTGTATATAGTGGCAAGCAATCATCAGGACACTTTAAAATCGTAATGTTATTTTGTTCGTTTTCAATATCAGGTCGCTTTGTATATGATCTATGAACAAATGCGCGTTCGTATAGTTTTTTATTGTATATAGGGGCCTTGATGCCATAATTGGATAACATATTTCGGATATCATTTTCACTAATTACTTTATTTAGGGGATTGTATGGATCAAAGATATATGTATCTAGTCCGTTTGCGTTCTTTTCGATGCGAATGTCATCATCCATATTCATGTTATTCTGCAAATAATATGAATCACTCGGTAGAATATATAGCGCCCATTTTTTATATTCTTTCAATTTATTTATTTGTGAGCCAAAGATAAAATATTTAGTAAGTATATATCATGGTATTAAGCACTACTAAGAAAGCTAGCAGCATAGCTAGCATAACGAATCAGAGTACTAAGGGTGGAAACAAGAAGGCTGGATTTGCCGCGATGGTCGGACGCAGCGCTGCCATGTCTGTGGCTTTGCACCAGACGTCTCAGAACTCCACCGTGTTAAAGGCGCCCGAGTCTAGCGACGTTTGTTCGTCGCGTCCCGTGGGATCATTACCCGGTAACTGGCGCAAGTGCTAAGTGCGCTAGCGTTTAATAAATGCAAATTAACAATATAATAAAGACTGTGTAGTTATTATATTATTTACTATGAAAGTTGTCGTAGATGAACGAGAAACTGATCTATATGACAAGTTGGATATATTAATGTGTTCACAAACGCAGGCTGGTTGTGTAGACCTATCTAAGGAGGTTCTCCCCATTGGTGATGTGCTAATCCAAACAAATGAAGGAAAGGATGTACTTATCATTGAACGGAAAACGTTTGCGGATCTATTATCATCTATAAAGGATGGTAGATATGAAGAACAGTCATATCGTCTTTTAAATTCGAGTGGATTTCCGCCGCATTCCGTGTTTTATTTGCTAGAAGGAATGTTCTCGCAATTGCGTACTGGACTTGAAACCAAAATCATATATTCAGCAATGACTTCTCTACAATTCTTTAAAGGTTTCAGTGTACATCGCGCAGCAACTACGAAGGAATCCGCTGAATGGATATTGTATATGGCGGAAAAGATTGGGCGTGAGTTCGCAAAAGGAAGAATACCGTATTACTTGACAAATGCTTATTTGGGCAACCTACATAAAAGCACGAATGGAGAAGATGCGTCCTGTCCGCAAAATGTATTATATCCATTTTCGAATAGACAAAATGCGAATGCAAATGAACCGGGTGTGGCGAATGAACCAGTTGGTGCTACTGAACCAACAAGTTCGAATTATTGTACTGTTGTAAAAAAGGTTAAGAAGGATAATGTAACCCCTGAGAACATCGGCGAGATTATTTTGTGTCAAATTCCAGGCATTAGTTCAGTTACGGCAATGTCTATTATGAAAGAATTCAAAACGTTCCCGCATCTTATTGAGGAATTACAAAGAAATCCACAATGCATTGAGAACCTGACAATTGAAACGAATGGAAAAATCCGCAAAATTAACAAATCGTCATTGGAAAATATCCGCAAATATTTACTTCAACCAGCAATAGCCTGTGATGTTCAAACGTAATTTTACGGCATTTGCATTATATCACATCTACCGGCCCGCGCTGATTATCAACCACCGATGGATAAAACGCAGTCTTGGGTGTGTATAAAAGCGGTTTAGTTACCTGCCGATCCGCATATTTGCCACTATCCACCGCCTGATTTGTGTATTGTATTCCGCCCCAATTTTTGTCCATCGGATTATCACTTATTCGCTCTTGCTCGGTACTATCGTGAGTTTGGTCTATGTTCGTATAAATTCCAATGTACTGACCTTGTGGGTCAAAACCGGGATAATTATTTGCATTATAGGGTGCATTCAAACGGTTTGCATCAACTATTTGCGTTACTGGATGTTGCACAACAGACGGCAATCCTCCTTGCAAATCAAACGGACTAGGTCTCATACGATAAACGTCTTGTCCTTGGGCGTTATTTTCCTGTTGCAAATACAATACCGGGCATTTAATTCCGGATTTGCGTTGTATTTCTAAATATTGGATATAATCATCTAAACTACTGAATTGTATTGGGTTCTGTCCGTCCACAATAGGTTGTTTCGTATTATATAATGCAAGCACAGTACCTTTTTGTATCAACATGTCCGGACAATTCAGTTCATTATTATTCAT